GCTGCGCCGCAACGAACGCTACGCCCAGTTGCTGCACTGCGCGATGCTGCGGCTCTGCGACCACGGCGAGACGGCGAACAGCAGCACGCTGGTGCGCGAGATCCGCGACCTGCTCGGCGGGGCGTGAACGCCCGTCGTCTCATCTGGTGGCTGGCGCTGGTGCTGCTGGTGATACTGTTTTCGTGGTGGCTGGACCGACGATGACGCCCTGCGCGATCTGGGCCGAGCGCGTGGACACGTCAGGCTACGGCGTGCTCTGGTTCGCAGGCCGGGCGCAGAAGGCACACCGCGTCGCCTACGCGCTCACGAAGGGGCCGGTCCCTGCCGGGCACCACCTCCATCACCTCTGCGGCGTGCGGCGCTGCTGCAACCCGGAGCACCTCGACCCGGTCACCCCGAGCCGTCACCGTCGCGTGCATCGCCGTGCGACCTGCGCTCGCGGGCACTCGATGGCGAACGCCATCGTGACGAAGCTCGGGACGCGCAAGTGCCGGGTCTGCCACAACGCGGCGAAGCTCCGCTGGTTCCATGCCCGAAGTTAAAGACTTTTGGAACCCCGTACAAAGCGCCTTCCTGCTCGCCGACGCGGCCAAGTGGCCCTACGTGGACTTGGAGGGAGCCGTCCGCGCCGGGAAGACGACGCCGCTGGTGGCGAAGAGCGCGGCCTACTGCGTGGACTACCACGGCATCCACGGGGCGCTGTGCCGGTGGACGCAGGACGCGCTCGACGCGCAGTTGAAGCCGCGCTGGCGCGACTGGTGCGCGACGCACGGCATCCGCCTGCAGTGGCACGGCGACGAGGAGTACGACGAGGTCGTCGGCACCGGCTCGCGCGTCTACCTGCGGGCGCTCAAGAGCGCCGAGGAGACGAGCCGCTACGGCAAGCTGGCGGGCCTGACGCTGGCGTTTCTCGGCATCGACCAGCCCGAGGAAGTGCCCGAGGACGTGTATCGGCACTACGTGCCCGCGCGGCTGTCGCAGCCGGGCTACCCGCATCAGGTGCTGCTGACGCCGAACCCGCCGGGGCTGACGCACTGGATCGCGCAAGACTTCCCCGAGCGCAACGGCAAGGACGGCTACCTCTACCTGCGGACGAGCGTCTACGACAACCGGCACAACCTCGGCGACGACTACATCGCCAAGCTGGAGGAGGCGTATCCCGAGGGGCACGCGCTGCGGCGCCGGTTCATCGAGGGCAAGCGCGGCCTGAGCATCGTGGGCAAGCCGGTCTACGCGGGCTGCTTCAACGCCCGCATCCACAGCCAGAAGCTGCGCCTGAACGCCAACGTGCCGCTGCTGGAGGGGTGGGACTTCGGGCACTCGCATCCGGCGGTGGTGTGGGCGCAGATCCTGCCGTGGGGCGAACTGCGGGTGCTCGGCGGCATCCTCGGCACCGACCAGTTCATCGAGGACTTCGCGCCGATGGCGGTGGCGCAGCGGGCGCTCTGGTTCGGCGGGACGCCCGACGTGGACGGCACGCGCAAGCTGCCGTGCGAGGTGTGGAGCACGGGCGACCCGGCGGGGGACCAGAACAATTCGCAGGGCACGCGCGTGAGCGCCGCTGACGTGCTGCGCGAGTATGGCGTGATGCTCTACACCATCGGCGGGGCGAACCATCCCGATGCGCGGGACCGCTGCATCCAGCACCTCGCGGGCTACATGAAGCGGCTGACGCGGCAGGGCGCAGCGTTCACGGTGGACCCCGACCGCTGGCTCGTCGTCGCGCCGGAGGGCGTCATCGCGAGCACGCACTTCATCGACGCGCTGGAGGCGGGCTACATCTGGGACGCGCGGAAGATCGCGCACTCGGTGTCGCCGAACACGCGCCGCGCGTTCAAGGACGGGTTCTACGACCACGCGATGAACGCGGTCGAGTACATCGTGCTGGCCTACGGCCCGGCGCAGCCGACGAAGGTGGACGCCGACAAGGAGCAGCAGCGGGCGCAGCGGCAGATGCAGCAGGACCGCGACCCCGCCGACGTGAAGACCGCGCACCGCGTGGGCGGGCGCTGGGGCGGCACGAATAGTCGCCGTCGCTGAGACGTGTTATCGTGACGCCGCCTGCGAGGTCATCATTATGGCGAAGAGTTCCGCCCCGTCGAAGAGCGCCGCGAAGCGTGAGGCCGCTGAAGAGCGGGCCGAGCCGAAGGGCAAACAGAGCAAGGCCGAAGAGAAGGCCGAACGCAAGTAACCCCCGTCCATCGAACTGGAGCCAGAATCCCATGAACGCACGTCTCGCGCTGATCACGTTCCTCGACGGCCACGACGGCCATCCCGACCACACGCTGCCGACGCCGCCCGCGCCGGTCGATCCCGGCTTCGGCGTGCGGCCTCCGGTCGATCCCGGCTACGGGCGTCCCGGTGGCGGCTGGTCCCCCGTGGACCCCGGCTACGGACGCCCGTCGTGGGGGCCAGTTGATCCCGGCTACGGGCAGGGGCGTCCCCCGCACGGCTCGACGCAGCCGGTGCCGCCGCCCATCACCATCGACAACACGCTGCCCGAGGGCACGCCGCCGCCGCAGATCTCGCTGCCCATCGTGCTGCCGCCGGATCCGGTGGTCGATGGCACGCGACGGTTTGAACTGAAGTACTCCGCACGCTACGGCTGGGTGCTGGTGCCGGTCGCCGACGAGACGGCGGAACCGAAGTAGCCGTGCGCGTCTACCACGTCGTTCTCGCGGACGGCACGGAGCGCGACGTGACCGCGCACGAAGTGCTCATCCACAACGGGTCGCTCGTCTTCAGGAATGAGGCGGGCGACGACATCCTGCTCTACGCCGACACCGCGTGGCTTGCCTGCGAGGTGTCTCGACTCGATGACAAAGGTTAAGGTGCTCCCCAGACGTGGGCGCAGTGCCGTCGCTGCGGGCACGCCTACAAGGTGAAGCCGCCGACGCCCGGCGTGCTGCACGTCTCCGTCGGCGACTGTCGCCGCTGCCACAACGTGAAGGAGCAACCCATGCAAACCACCGGCACCTTTCCCGCGCTGAACACGCCGCGCAAGCCGAGCCGCAAGCCCAAGGTCACGAAGCCGTCGAAGAAGTAAGCCCGTGCCTGCCCCGCCGCCCACCGTCTACCCGCGTCCGAACCGCCGCAAGCTCACGCCGCCGAAGTTGGGCACGTCGCCGTTCGACGTAAAGCTCACCGCCGAGCAGAAGACCGAACTGGTGCAGATGCTCGCCGAGGAGATCGACCGGGCGCTCGCGGCGCGAGGGCCGATCATCAACCCCGGCGGCGACCTCGACTACTGGCACTGGCTCTACAAGCAGGGCAAGCGGAACGTGAAAGACCTGCCGTTCCCCGGTGCCGCCGACCTCTCGACGTGGATCATCGCGGAGAAGGTCGATGCGATGCGGGCGCGGTTCTGCAAGACGATCTTTGTCGAGCCGGTGTGGGTCGTGGACGGGTGGGGCAGCGCCGCGCCGCGTGCGTCGCTGGTCGAAGAGTTCCACCAGTGGAAGCAGGAAGAGGAGCGGCTGCAGGGGTGGTTGCAGCGCACGCTGCAGTTGGCGCTGATCGAGGGCACCGGGGTGCTGGAGTGCTCCGAGAAGGCCGACATGATCAAGCGCCGGAAGGTGCGGCAACTGCTGCCCGAGACGACGCCGGGGGCGCAGGACGGCGACCCGAACCTGATCGTGGCCGACGACCGGGGCGTCGTCGCGCCCGCGCTCGACGCGCAGGGCGCGGTGATGGACGCGGAGAACCCCGACGAGACGGGCGCGGTCACTGCGCCCGTGGACGAGTTCGTACCGGTGCGGCGCGGCCCGAGCTACCGCAACGTGTCGCTGCGCGACTTCCTGATCCTCCCGGCGCACGCGCAGGACGACAGCGAGGTGTGGTGCTACGCGAAGCGGTTCTGGCGGCGGCTGAAGGAACTGAAGAGCCGCGCCAAGAGCGGCCTCTACGACAAGGACGCCGTCGAGGGGCTGTCGGCCACCAGTGATCGGACCCGCGCCGAACTGCCGCAGAGCGTGCAGCAGGCGGGCATCGACGTGGCCGCGCAGTCGAGCGAGACGACCATCGAAAAGGAACTGTGGGAACTGCACGTCCTGCTCGACCTCGACAACGACGGCAGCGAGGAGTGGTACATCATCACGCTCTCCGCGATCCACCGGCAGATCCTGCGCGTGCAACTGGACGACATGGGGATGCCGCGCTACCTGCTGTTCCGGCCCGCGCCGAACCCGCTCAACGTCTACGGCGACAGCCACGTCGATAAGCTCGCGAGCATCGGCGAAGAGCACATGGGCACGCGCAACGCCATCGCCGACCGCAGCAACCTCGTCAACAACGCGCCCATCAAGCGGCTGCGGAACAGCGGCTGGGACATGGACGAGGAGCCGTGGGGCGTCGGCGCGGTCATCACCGTGCAGGATATGCAGGACGTGCAGCCGGTGACGCTGCCCGACGTGCCCGGCTCGATGGCGGGGCGCGAGCAGGCGGTGATCGACGCCGCCGAGCGGCTGTCGGGGCTGAACGACGTGACGCTCGGCAGCGCGCCGCAAGAGTCGCGCACGCTCGGCGAAGTGCAGATGGTGACCGAGCAGAGCTTCGTCCGCATCGAGGAGCAGGTCCGCAACCTCCAAGAGACGATGGAGGACTTGTTCAAGATCCGCCACGAACTGTGGCGGCGTGCCGCCGACGAAGCGCCGCTGGAACCGAGCGAGCGGTTCATGCAGCAGTTGCAGTTCCGCTCCATCGACATGGCCGAGGGCGGCATCGACGGGCAGGCGCTCGCGGGGACGTTCCACGGCAAGCCGCACGGCAGCGTCGAGAGCGCGGACAAGTCGAAGCAGCGGTCCAACTACAACGGGTTCATGCAGGTCATGGGCGGGTTCGCGCAGATGAACCCGACGCTGCAGCAGGTCTTCGCCAGCCCCGACGTGATCATCCCGCTGTTTGAGCAGGCGCTGTCGCTCTACGACTCGCCGAACAAGGGGCAGATGATGCGCTCGCTGCGGCAGTGGCAAGTGCAGACCGAGCAGCAGGCGCAGATGGCCGCGCAGCAGCCGCCGCCGGGACCGCCCGGCGCCCAGCCCGGCGCTCCACCGCCTCCCGGCGGGCCTCCAGCGGGCGCTGGGGCACCCCCACCGCCGGGAGGGCCGGGTGCCCCGCCACCGGGACCGCCGCCGCAAGGCGGGCCTCCTGCGCCGTCTGGCGGGCCTCCCCCGCCGATGATGGGCGGGATGCCGCCGCCGCCGCCCGACCAGCCCGACGTGGTGCCGGGGATGGGGTCGATGCCGCAAGTGCCGCCTGACCTGCTGGCGCAGATGTCGCTGGCGATGTCCGCGCCGGGCGGGGTGCAGTAGTGGCGCGTCGCCGTCCGTCCCTCGTGGCCGACCCGGATGCGGTGCAGCAGCGCGTCACCGATCTGGAGGCGCTGCTCGTCTCGCCGGGCTGGGCGTGGCTCTGTGTCGAAGCGAACAAGCTCTACGGCCAGCGCACGTTCGTGGAGCAGGTCGAGCAGGTCGTGCGCGTGGGCGGGACCAGCGAGGCCATCGCGGCCCGCACGATCTCGCTGACCGCCGCGCGGATGGCCGCAGGGGCGCTCATCAACCTGCCGAGCGAGACGCTGGCCGACCTGAAGCGCAAGCTCGCGACGCAGCAGGGCGATGCGCCGTCGCCCGGCCTCGGAGCCAACGTCGAGGTGTCCCGTGGGGATGCAGGCGCGCACTGACCTGATCCCGAGCGTGTCGATGCCCAAGGCGCTGCGACCGGACCTTGTGCTGCTCGCGCTGCCGCCCCGCCACGCGGAGAGCTTCCGGGGCGGGCTGATCACGTTGCACACCGAGGGCCGCGACCGGCGCGGGCTGGTGCTGAAAACCGGAGACGCGGTGACCGCCGTGCAGTTCTTCGACCACGTCATCTTCGACAGCTTCGCCGCTGAAGAGGTGACGGTGGACGAGTGGCCGTGCGTGCTGGTGCCGGAGGCGGCGCTCGACGCCGTCGTGGAGAGTGACTGATGGCCGATGTAGTCCTTGAAGACGCCGCAGGCGGGATGCCGCCCGCGACCGCACAGACCCTGCCGCAAGCCCCGCAGCCGCAGGTCGAGCCGCCGCCGCCTGACCTGACGCAGCCGCTGGCCGACCCCGACGACGCCGAGGAGCCGCCTGCGCCCGGCGACGACGACCTGCCCGAGGGCGAAGAGCCGCAACCGCAGGGCCGACGCAGCGTCGTCGGCGATCTGGTGCGCGAGCGCGAGCGGCGGCAGACCGTCGAGAACAACCTGCAGCAGTCGCAGGAACTGCTGCGGCAGGTCATGTCGCTGCCCGGCGGGATGGAACTGCTGCAGGCCGCGACGACCGGCCAGCCGCTGCCGCGCCGTCCCGGCGAGATGAGCGCCGAAGATCAGGCGCTGGTGCAGGAGGCGCAGGAGGTCGCGCAAGACCTCGGCCTCTACGACGCCAACGGTCACCCCGACCTGAAGACCGCCGCGCGGATCGTGTTCAGGGACCGCAAGCGCACCGAGACGATGGTGCGGCAGGCGCTCGGGCCGCTGCAGCAGCAGACGATGTCGCTGGCCGCGCAGCCGGTGATCAACCGCGTGCTCGGCATCGCGGAGCAGTTCGGCATCGACAAGAACCTCGTCTGGCAGGGGCTGCAGGCCACGCCACCCGAGCACCTCAACAACCCGGAAGTGCAGCAGGCGGTGCTGATGATGGCGCTCGGCACGCAGACGATGTTGCAGTCGAACCAGTCGCGGGCCACCGGCACGGGCGGGCAGCAGCCGCGCGGGATGCCGCTGCAGCGCATGGGCGCACGGCCCCCGATCTTCACCGAAGCGCCCGGCGGCAGGCCGAGGGCGTCGGCGCAACTGGACGACGTGTTCCGCGAGCGGCTGCGCTCGACGGGCATGAAGGACGAAACGATCAACGCGTCGCTGGCGAACTTCGTGCCCGGCGCACCGAACCGCTTGGAGTAGCCCATGTCCCGAGTGAAGTCGCGGCTGGAGATCGAAACCGAGAAGCTGCAGCGCGGCGTGAAGCAGCGCCTGAAGGAAACCGTCGCGTCGCAGCGCAAGGTCGCCGACGACGATCTGGTCGAGGCGTTCAAGGACTTCGCGAACATCGAGGTCGCCGGGCGGCGGTTGACGGATCCGAACCTGCCCAACGCGCTGCCGATCCGCCTGAAGGACGAGCCGGAGGAGCACGAAGACCCGCGTGGCATCCGGCGCAAGTGGTACCTGCGCTGGATCAACCTCGCGATGCCGAACCGGCACCACATCGCGCAGCAGTCGCTCGGCTACGCGCCCGTGCGCTGGGACGAACTGCAGACCGCCGACGTGATCAGTAACCCGTCGAAGACCGACGAGTTCGTGCGCCGGAGCGAGGGCGGCAAGGAAGCCCTGATGAAGATGCCGATGGCGCTCTACCGGCGCATCAAGGCGAAGCAGCATGAGCGGCACGCGCGGACGATGACGGGCCGCGCGTTGAAAGAGTCGGCCATCGCCGCCGCTGTCGCGCGGGGGTTGTCCCCGGAGGACACCGAGGCCGTCGGAGAGGTGGTCGGCTCGATCAAGGTCGGGCGCGACCGGCTCGTCTCGCCCGACGCGAACCCGCTCGATGCGGCGGCAAACGAAGACCCCCAGCCCTAGGAGACGCCATGTCGATCATCGGCCTGCTCGTTGCGCTGCTGCTGTTCTGCCTGCTCGTCTGGGCCTCGCAGGCGCTGCTGACCGCCTTCGGCATCGCCGACCCGCTCCGCACTGTGATCTGGGTCGTCGTCGTGATCCTCGGCGTGCTGATCATCCTCGGGTATCTCGGCGCGCCGCTCCCGACCTACGGACACCTCCGGCCTTGACAGTCGAGGCCACGCAGCCGTAACCTCATCGCCGACCGGCAGGGGCAGACGGCTCTCGCGCCAAGGGACTTACTCCAGTGGGTTCCGACCGCGCAGGGCACTCTCGCCCCTGCTAGTTTTCGCCTCCCCGATGTCACGCGCGTCGGGGCACACGGTGTGACCTGCAGTGCGTGCTGCTGCTCGCTGGCCCGGTTGGCCGCTGGCGACTGCGTCGAGGCCAACCCGCAACCCCGAAGACATTCGTCTGCGCTCCCCGCGCGGACTATCAGGGCGAGGGTTTTCTCATGGTGACTTTCACGGTCGGAGCCGGTGACGGCTTCCGCGAACTGCGTCAGACGCGGATCATGTATTTCCTTGAAGGGGCGGCGCAGACCTTCAAGACGGGCGCGGTGGTGATCCTCACCGCCGGGAAGGCCGTGAAGGGCGCAACCGCTGCGGTCGCGACCATCCTCGGCATCGCCGCCGAAGCGGCCAGCGGCGTCACCGACCG